ATTTGAAAAGTCATAATCAAAAACCTTTAATATAAAAAAATTTCCGTGGAAAAAAATGACCCAAGAACCTGGAGCTACGAAGACGCTCTCAACAATTTTGATGAATTCTGCAACTATTTCGATGCAGCAAGTGCAAGCGCTGCAGAACGAACTAAAGTCCCTACGAACCCGAGTGGAACAGCAGGAGATAGAATTGCTCAGGTTAAAAAAGATGCAACTATACTACCGTCCCCCGAACGCGAAAGAACATTTGAAGTTGACCGACGCATTGAACCAGATGTGGGAGGAGACATTTAAGGATGAGAATCTCAAGAACTACATAGAAGGAGATTCTTTTATTAAGAGTAAAGGTATACCATCACCCGAGGATATAGGATAATGGCTGGAGCAATCGCAATTTATAGTCCTGGCGCCATGGACAGTGGTGGTGGAGGTATATGTAATACTCCCCCTACATCAATCTTACCAGCACCAGCAAATCCAAAATATTTAATTAATGGTGTTCCTCCTGTATTAGAAGGAGACACTATGACTCCTGCAGCAGGAACAACACCTAATGGGTTTCCTTGTACTTCTCCTCGTCAAGCAGTCTCCACGAGTACAAAAGTTCGCTTTGGTGGTCGTAGGGTTTGCTTTCCTGGAGATCCTCTCAACCCAACAACAGGAATTGTAATTGGTCCTTCTGCAGCATCTCCAAAAGTTTTTGCAGTATAATAGATTTTGTGATATAATATCATTGAGTAACACGACCTTTGATTGAAAGCAATGTTCCTTTAGAGAACTAGCGGAAATAACTGTGTTGCTCACTTTTCAATAGAGATAATACATATATGGCAACTAGATTTGCATTGGGTCTCGCAACAATTGAAGCGACCCCAAAGAAAACACGTCAAGGAAACGGTAAGCATACTAAATACAGTGCAAGCTCCCGTAACAGGAAGCGTAAACCATATCGAGGACAGGGCAAATGACCGAGTTTAAGTATACTGTTGGGAAACCAAAGAACCTACAGTATCGTAGCGACTGGGATACAGACAATGATGGAAACATCGACAAAGAAGAAAGAGAGGCAGCTAGCGCCGAAAGCTCTGAATAATCTGTATGACCGTTTTAATTATTGTAGTCGTGCTCGTAGTAGCAACTGGAGCACTTATAAGATACTTTGATCCACATTAAATGAATGTTTTTAGAATACCCGAGTTTCTCTCCGAAAAGGAAGCGGCGATATGTTATGAGAGGGTATTAGAAAGAGAAGATGAACTGATGGCACTTGGAGAACATAATTATCCGAGTGTGAAGGGCGATAAGTTAACTGGTCGTTACCAGTACTATAATGCGTTGCAGGATGAGGTCGTCGGACCAATCGTCCTTCCTAAGTATCTTGTTTTGTTTGGTAGAGGTAAGTGGTTACAAGCATGGTTTAATGCTTTCCGAAAAGGTGATCGTATTGAACCACACAAGCATTTTGATCGAAGAGATCCTCTACAAGTGAATATGCACCCCTTTACATCTTGTAACCTATATCTAGGGGGTGACTGCAGTAGTGGTACCATATATGAAGGTAAGACTTACGAGAATCATGTTGGTGAGTTGTTGATCTTTCATGCAGGTATTACTCACTGGACTGAATCATATGAAGGTGACGATGTAAGAGTCACAATGGCGACTGATATACATGTTCGCAAGAATAATCCTGTGATGTTTAAATTGAAATGAAAAAAACTAAGTACTATTATGTTTCTTCTCCTGTAGAGTATGAAATAGGAGCGTTTGCATATCTAAGGAAAAATGATATACAAAACTTCTATGATCAGACAGGAGTAAAACTTTATGTAGAATCAAGAAGAATTGGAAACAATCTATGTGAGATGGGATTTACTTGGGAATTTGTAGAGGATGATAAACTCCCTCAGTTCTTTCAATTTGTTGAATCAAAAGAAGTTGATGTTAAAGAAACTGTAACTAAACTACCAAAAGATGATCGTTATCCAAATGGATATAATTGGAAGAATGCTCATATATATGGAGCTAATGCTAGATTGAGGAAACCAAATCCGAAAGCAGATCCATATAATCCCTCTGGGAAACCACCAATTAACCCAAGAACGGGTCTAAGAGATGGTAAAGCATGATTATTGATATCTTTCCGACACAAATTATATGCTTTAACTTCACCAAGCATACCAAGTATTTTTTTAGAGACCCTGGAAAGGTAGATAACACTCCTGCAGGGTGGAAGTGTAAGGTAAACAGCACATTTCCTAATATTCCTGATGACGATACTCTTGTAACGCCAGATGTACGTGATCGTTTGAAGATAGATATAGAATCAGCATGCAATGCTGAACTGGTGCGTGAAGGATTGATGCCTTGTAATATTGTGACGTTCTGGTATAATAGTTATCATGATGATCAGAGTCAGGAACGTCATGATCACATGGATGGAAGGCGTCCAGTGTTTCTAAGTGGTGTTTACTACAGCAAGAATCCAACTCCGACCACTTTCTATCCAGTCTCAACACATTTCCGTTCAATCAGGTATCGTGGTATTGAGAGAAGTGGAATTCGTGAGTCAATGTATGACCTCTACCATTTTTTCCCAACTGAAGGACAAATTATTCTGTTTCCTCCTTATTTGGAGCATGAAGTCCTAAATCGACAGGAACATCAGAAACCACAGGGTCGATTAACATTTTCATTTAATTTGGTATTATCAAATGCGTAATTTTTTTGAGATTAATAGAAATCAATCAATTCAGTATGGAATGTTAGAGTTAACTCCATATGCTATCATTGATGACTTCTTTAGCACTCCTGATGATGTAATTACGCTTCTACATCATGTCGCACCAAACTTTCATAAAGAGAGTGGTAACAGTAATACATCTTTGAACCAATATACAGTTCCAGATGGTCAATTAGAAGAAGATCGTAGTCATATCAAGAATTATAATGGTGAGATGTTCAAGGACATGCGTCATGAGTTTTACAGTGATATGATTCTCCCTGCATATGAGCATATCTTCCATATATTGAAGTATATGGGTGTACATCAGATTCCTATGGATCGTAGAGCAGTGCTTTCAAATTGCTTTACATTTAAAAAGAATCCTTTTAATGATTTTGAGAATAACTACTGGTGGCCGCATCGTGATCACGGATATTCCGCACTAGTATATTTGAATCATAATGATAATACGGGTACAAATGTCTATAAGTGTTTAGATGACTCATATGAAGATGGTGTAAGGGAGCATGAGCAACCATGGCGTCCAAAAGAGAGATATGAGAAGATAATGAACTTTGAACCAGCGTTTAACCGTTGTATTCTATTTGATGCAGGAAAATACCATCATGGTATGCACGTTGAGAATTGGAGGTTTGAAGATACTCCTGAGAATGATACACGAATGAATCTAGGATTCTTTTTTCACCCTGCACCTAAAAAGAATAAATAGTTAAAACTGGAGTTACCATGGTAATCAAAGTAGATAAAAGTGAAGAATTTAAGAAGAGTGGGAAGAAACTAATCTCAGAATACGAAGGTGAGAAATGGTTGGAAGAGATTAAAAGAACTAAACCAGTTCCGCAACACTTAGCGGAATGACGCTAAATAAAGTGATACTAGCAATCACTTAATGCCGTCTACCGTACCATTTAAAGATCTTTCTCTTTCTTTCGCCAAAAACAAAGTCACAGACGACCTTTTGGTAAAGAAAGAAGATGCTGCGGTAAAACAGGCAGTCTTGAACCTTTTACTTACTAATAAAGGTGAAAGAGTATACAATTCAGATTATGGATCTAATATTAGAACTTATTTGTTTGAACCTTTAGATTTTGGTACTGCTGGTACAATTAAAGATGAAATAGTTAGAACACTTAGAAATTATGAACCAAGAGTTTCTATTGATGAGTGTGTAGTAGAACCTAATATTGCATCTAATGGGTTTGATGTACGACTTGACTTTCAAGTTCTGAGTCGTGCTGATGTACCACCAATATCTATTGAGTTTTTCTTAAATCGTAGTCAGTAATGCCTTATACTCAACTTGCGAATCTAGATTTCGCAGACATCAAAACATCTCTAATTGACTATCTTAGAGCAAACAGTGATTTCACTGATTATGACTTTAGTGGATCTACTCTAAGCACAATGCTAGATGTACTAGCATACAATACCTATTACACTGCGTTCAATACGAACATGGTGATTAATGAGATGTTCTTAGATTCTGCATCTCTAAGAGACAATGTAGTATCACTAGCAAAGCAAATTGGATATCGTCCTAGGTCTGTTACTGCACCCATTGCTAAGTTAGATTTGTCTTTAACATATCAAGGGGGAGCAACACCACCTAGTACAATTGTACTAAAAAGAGGAACTGGATTTACTTCAGCATTTGATGACGCTATTTACCAGTTTGTAGTTGTTGATGATCATGAAGTACCTCTCAATGGTAATCTTGCTAGTTTTGGTATAGTTGATGCATATGAAGGAACTTTAATTAAACAATCTTATACAATCAATACTGCACTAAAAAATCAAAAGTTTATTCTTAATAATCCTGGTCTTGATACATCTACAATCAAGATTAGAGTATATGAAACAGAGAATAGCACATCTTATGAAACATACGATGTTGCAGAAAATATTTTAGACTTGGACGGAAATTCTAAAGTCTTTTTTGTTGAAGAAGGTCTTGATGAGCAATATGAGTTATTCTTTGGTGATGGAGTGTATGGTAAGAAACTAGAACATAATAATTTTGTAGAAGTTACTTATGTTGTGACTGATGGAGAAAGTGCAAACGGTGCTAAATCATTTTCATTCTCTGGTATAGTAACAACTAAGACAGGATCACAATTTCAGTTTTCTCCAACCGTAACAACCTCTGCAGCGGCACAAGGAGGTGCTGATATTGAGTCTGTGTCTTCTATTAAGTATTCTGCTCCTAAGATGTTTGCTGCTCAAGACAGAGCAGTTACAGGGGATGATTACGCATCTATTGTTAGAAAGATATATCCAGCAACATCAGATATCATTACATTTGGTGGAGAGCAGGATGATCCACCTGAGTTTGGTAAAGTTAAGATTGCTATTAAACCACAAGTAGGAAATAGTATATCTGCATTTACAAAACAAGAAATTGTTAAAAAACTCAAAAGTTACACAGTAGCGTCAATCACTCCTGAGATTATTGATCCTTCTATACTGTATATTGAACTAGACTCTACTGTAAGTTACAAATCCTCTAAGACTACTGAGACTAAAGCTGAGATTAGCAAAAAAGTTACAACAGCTGTTGATGAGTATACTGCATCTAGTCAAACTGAAAAATTTGATGGTAGATTTCGCCATTCTAGATATGCCGCAGTAATTGACGGTGCAGATTCCTCTATTGTATCAAATGTAACAAATGTTACATTAAGAAAAGACTTCTACCCAACACTTAATTCTACATTCTACTATGAGTTGTGTTTTTTGAATGAATTTAAAGATTCTTGTGATAATTCAGTTATGAAGTCTACTGGATTTGTTATTTCTGAATACCCAACATTTACTGTGTATTTGGAAGATGATACATTTGGTAAAATTGACCTATATAGACTGAATTCTCTAACTGGTGAAAAGGTATACGTACAGAAAGAAGTCGGTGAGATAGATTATGCTAAAGGTGAAATCAAACTGTACAACTTAACTATTATCTCAGGTAGTTATTCTGATAACAAAATTGAAATTCGTGTGGAACCTGCATCTAAGGATGTAAATGCTATGCGTGAAGTTTATCTTGATGTTGATATCTCAAAATCCAACTTTAGTGCTGTTGCAGAATGAACTTAAAGTCTAGAAATATATCGTTTCTGATTGAAAATCAGTTACCCAATTTTATTGTAGAAGATTATCAGTTATTTGGTAGTTTTCTTAAATCTTACTATGGGCAACAAGAGTTAAGAGGTGGTGTTCTAGACATTATTAATAATCTGACTACTTATCGTAATATTAACTTTTATGATAAGTCAGTATTTGCCACCACAACTCTATCGTCTGCTATTAGTAACTCACAGACTAGTATAAATGTACTATCTACAGAAGGATATCCTGATCAAGGACTAGTAAAGATTGATGATGAGATTATTTTTTATACGTCGAAGACTGAGACATCTCTAGATGGTCTAAGACGTGGTGTACATGGAAATACAAAACTTGGAGACCTATACAATACATCTAACTTTGTTTCTACGGTAGCGGACAATCATGCTGTAGACTCAAAAGTACATAATCTAAGCAATTTGTTCTTATTTAGTCTGATTCAAGGATTTGAGTCAGAGTATCTTGCAGGTATTCCAGAAAAGTATCTAAGAGGGGAGATTGATAAAAGAACTCTTATTAAAAACATTGGATCTTTCTATAAAGCAAAGGGTACAAAACGTTCTATACAGTTTCTATTCAATGCTCTTATTAGTAGTGGTGATACTGATGTATATTACCCAAAAGAAACTACACTAAAAGCATCTGAGTCTGATTGGACTAACGTCTACTCTCTTAGAGTCATTGCTCTAACTGGAAACCCAGAAGATTTAATAGGTCAGACTATTACAGAGAGTGGTAGTAACTTTGCATCTGCTGTTGTTGATAATGTTCTCAAAGAACAGATTGTAGATGGCGTACAAATGTGGGATGTGATTCTCAATAGAGGAACCATCAACAATATATTTTCTATTGCTAACAAAACTACATTAACAAAAGTTATTTCTACAACAGATACTATTGGAGATACTATTGAAGTAGATTCAACATTTGATTGGGACAAAGAAGGTTCTTTCTATATTAATAACGAACTTATCCAATACTCATCAAAAACTGCTAGAAAATTTGTTATCAAAAATAGATCTCTTTCTACTGCACATGCTGTTGGTGGAAGACTTTATAGTAACACTGTAATCAAAAGTGGTAGTGTATCATTAATACCTTTAGGTGTTGTATACAACTTAGTTCCCAAAACATCTACACCATATGGTATTGAAGGAGAAGATATTAATGTAGAGAAATCTGGTTTTGATACTGTAGATCCTATTATTAAGAAATCTAATAATACTATTAGATGGAAGTTTCCAACTACAACTGATGTTGTGCAAAGTGGAGATGTTAGAACCACTAATGCTAATACCAAAACAATCCCTGGTATCACTGAAATTTTTGAGGATGATAAAAATTATTATATTTGTTCTAGTGGATTCCCAGTAGGAAGAACTGTATTTTTTAACCAGACTATTCCTCCTAGTGATACTCCAGTTGATCAACCCTTATTGAGAACGATTCGCAAGTCTCCTGAGACTACAACTGAGACTTATGAGACAAGTAGGAAAGATGTAGGAATTTTTATTGATGGTGTACTAGCATATAGCCATAAACATGAGGACAGTGTACTCACAGGACCTATCACATCTATTAAGGTAGACAATCAAGGAACTGGATACAGTAGACCTCCGTTTGTCTTAGTCAACAATACACCATACCTAGCAACAGCAAATATGTCTGGTTTGGTTGTAGAATCTGTAACAATTGTTACACCTGGTAATTACACTACAACACCTACTGTAGATATTGTATCTGGTAGAAATGCTGAGTTGAATGCTGTTGTCACTATGGGTGAGATTACAAGCATTACAATCACAAATCCTGGTGAGTATTACTCTGCTCCTCCTACAATTAGAATTACTGATAGAAGAGGTAGAGGTAGATTTGCACAGTACGAAGCAAGAGTTTCTGCAACTGGACAAATTACTGAATTAGTTAAAATCAATGGTGGTTCTTTCTATACTTCTGGTGACGTTCTAATTGAAATAATTCCATCTGGATCTGCTGCTACAGCAACTGCATCTATTTTTGAATGGATTAAAAACAGATATGAAATCTTAGGTAGTGATAAAGATACAGAACATGGATTCTCATTCTTAAATTCTAGAGGATTTAGAAATTACGGTGTAGTTGCATACCCACCTTCTTTAAAGACTAGTCTGAATGATACTAGTTCTAATCACTCTCCTATTATTGGTTTTGCCTATGATGGAAATCCAATTTACGGTCCTTATGGTTACACTGATCCAGTTGATAACACTTCTGCAATTAAAAGGATTGAATCTGGTTTCAGGAAGAAAACCTCACGTTCCAATGGACCTTCTGTTGTAACTTATCCTTTAGGTTCTTTTATTCAGGATTACTACTATGCAGATAGACTTGGTGATGTTGATAGAAACAATGGTAGATTTTGTGTAACACCTGAATATCCTAATGGTGTCTATGCATACTTTGCTACTGAAGATGTTAATGGTGATCCTGCATATCCTTATTTGTTAGGTGATAATTTCTATAGTCTCCCATTATCAGCAAACTTTAATGAGTTCCAAACTCATGCTGATCTACCAGAAGGAGCTATCAGAATTAGAAGACCTAATACCCCTGATAATGGTCTTGTAACAAGAGCAAAAACTAAAGATATATCTACAGGTAGTGTAGATTCTTTCAGTGTATATGCGTCTTCTAGCAACCTCTCAGTAGGTAGTACAATTATACTAGATGATATTGATACTAATGGTCGTGATGCTAGAGGATCTATATCACAGATTAAAGGAAAATCTGTTTCTACTATTGAAGCAACTAACAAAGAAGTTGATTCTCAAAAAGTTGCTACATTACAAATTACAGAAAATTGCTATATTTTTGATGGAGATACAATCAGTCAACCATCAACAGGTGTTTCTGGTACCGCTGTAGGTGATGTACTAGACGGTAAATTTATTGTACTTAAAAATATTGTTGGTGGAACATTTGATGCTACTGGTTTATTTGACTCATCTACAATATCTTTAAATATTGTTCTTAATACAAACGCTACTTTTACCAAAGGTGCAATTTTAGAATACACTGATGGTAATAACATTATTGCTAGTGGAGAAGTTATTGAATCCACTGATAAAAGAAATTCGGTAAAGGTTAAAGTTTTAACTGGTGCATTTACCATAACTGCAGACTATTACTTAAGAAGTGATAACTTACTTAATACTATTGGTGCTGAGATTTTAAGTACACAAAGTTTGAGTACAGGACTTGTTCCTTTTAAAGTAGATACAAAAGTTGCTCTAGTAACAACATCAACTAATCATGATCTCTCTGTAGGAAATCTAGTCAATATTAAAATTGATCCAGACGATAATATTACTACAAAAAATTATTATGTGCAGTTAGGTGCTATTCAAGAAATTGATGTAATTCCATTATCATTCTCTACTAGAATTAATGATCAAGGAATTGGTAGATTTACTATTCAGAATAGTGGTGCTGATTATCAAGCAAGTAATACTGTTGCAGATGTAGCACTGTCTGGTGGATCTGGAAATGGTGCAACAGCAAATATTACTACAAACGCAGATGGTAGAGTTAGTACAATTGTACTAGTCGATAAAGGAACTGGTTATGAACTAGGAGATATTCTTACAGTACCTGATGTTGCTCTATCAAAAAGTGGTAGTGCTCCTGCAAATTCTCAAGATGTTCAAATTAGAGTAGAACATATTGGTTTTGGTGCTGGAGAAAATCTTTTAACTGTACTTGATGTATCTGAGATAGCAGATAACGATTATATTAGTATTGGTGATGAAATTTTACAAGTTACAGATGTTAGAGAAACTACAAAACAATTAGTAGTAACTAGAGGACAAAAAGGAACTACTGAAAAAGATCATTATCATAATGTAGAAGTATCTTTAGATATTCCTGATTTTAGATTTAACATAGGAAGCACTATTGCTATCACTGGTAATACTACATTAGATCCTGTTATTGTATCTTACAGCAATGGTAGATTGGTTGTTGAGCATAATCAAAACTTCTTTACTACTGGTAACTATGACGATTATAAAATTGGTTTAGGTTCTACTTTCTTTGATGAGAGTGTTCCTAAGAAATTAGTAAAACTACAACAGGTATCTGATTTTATCATTGTTACAAAAATCTCTGAAAACTCAAGTGGTCCTTATCAGATCTCTCCTAATCTTCAGTTCCAAGATCATTATCAATATAAGTTTGATCTAAGTCACTTTACTAATATACATTCTGAATTTTTACTTTCTCCAAGTAAATCTGATAATATTATTGCTCCAGAACTTGTTAGACAAGGTACTCCTGGTACTGCAAATGCATGTGTATATGCTAAGTTTGGATATGGTGCTAGATTAGGTACAGTAAACCTAGCAGGGACTCTAACAGATAGGAAAGATCCACTATACCAAAGATACTATTACAAATCAATCGTTACCACAACGTCTGCTGGTGTCCAATCTATTAGAATCGGTCCTACCAGTGTAATTAGAGATCAAGACAACTATGTGGAAATTATACAAGATCCTTTGCAGGGTCAACATCAAGTTGTATATGTAACACCCACACAATTTGTATACTCAATGGATATCTTACCTAGATGGTATGGTACAGGAATTATGTCGTACACTACATCTGGTGTAAATGCAGTTGGTGAGATTGCTGAGGTTTCTGTTGCTAATTTAGGAACTGGATATAAGAAAGTTCCAGCAGTTCTTGGTGCTACTATGAGAGTAGCAGATGAGGCACATGTAACAGCGCAATGGGATTCTGTAAATAAAAATATTGCTGGTGTTACTATCAACACCATTGGTAAGAATTATTCTAAACCAAAAGTTATTGTTACTGATGGCGATGGTGCTGAAGTAGCATTTGATATTCTAAAAACATCAGCAAATGGTATTGCTAATATTATAGTTACAAATAAAGGTAAAAATTATACTTATAAACCAACTCTACAAGTTATTGAGAGTGATCTTCGTGTATATGCAAAATCAAATTCTATTGGTGTTACCAAAAATGTAGAAATTGAATTTAGTGGATCAGGTATTTGGAATGATTCTTCTTTACAAAGAAAACACTCTTCTAGTATTGCATTAATTTTAGATACTACTGATGAGTTTTTATCAGGTGAACAAATTACACAAGGATCTACAACAGGTATTGTTACTAACAAAGGATGGAGAAAAGGTTCAAACGTTCTCAAGGTAAAAATTTTAACAGGTGAATTCGTCAAAGGCACTGCTATCACTGGTGTTTCTAGTGGTAGTATAGGTGCCATCGACGACATACTTGAAACAGAATTTACAGTTGACACACGTTCTTATTTTGATAACTTAGGTAAATTTGGATCTGATAAAGGTAAGGTTGGTGTTAAAACTCATAGAGTTGCAGATAATAATTTCTATCAAGACTATTCATATGTTATTGAATCTGAATCTGGTATTAATGATTGGAGAGATTTAATTAAAGAGTCTGTTCACCCAGCAGGATTCAAAATGTTTGGTGAATTAAATGTTGATTTGGGTGCAACTGTTCGTATTAATGAGAATACTAAGACAGGTCAAAGATCACAACTTAATCTATGGAATGAAAATGAGAACAATGCGAGTGTTGGTAATTCAACTAGACAAATTGTTAATACTATCAATCTTAACAAAGATATCAATGTTCTTCGTGGTACTGGTTCTGTTACTGAACAGGCATTTGATGCAAGAGGACTAACTGCTAAAGAAATTATACTAGAACCAGCATTTGATGGTGACTTTGATTTTATGGGATTACAAAGAGGAACTAGAGACTTTGTAATCAAAGATAAGAAAACTGGTCAATCAGTTTCACCATACAATGCAATGGCGTTGACTATTACCTTAGATGGTATCCTTCAGGAACCTGAAGTAGCATATACTGTATCAGGTGATACAATTCGTTTTGCTAAAGCACCACTTGGTCCACGTAGTGAAAACAATGCATCTATTCCTGCTCAGAAATTTATTGGTAGACAGTTTGAATATAAAGATGCTGCTAAGAATGGACAGTATTTAAAGAAAGTACGTCAGATTTTCCAGAAAGAAGGAACATGGATTGATGCTGCTAATCAATTGAGATTTAACAGATCATTTATTCAAGAAGAAGCAATTGGATATGCAAAAGAAACATTCCCATCAGTATCATGGAATACATTAGAAACTAAGTGTGTTAGAGACATTGGTCTCATTGTAGACGCATTTGAGCATGATTTGAGATACGGTGGTAATCAAAAAACTGTAGAGGCAGCAGAGTCTTACTATAATAACGGAAGCCTAGCTTACATCAACGCTCAGCTTACCGAGAGCCTAGCCACATACAAATACACTATGAATCTATGTGTTGCTGCTATGCGTAACTGGGACATAAGTTTACAAGGTTGCACTGTAACACCTGGATCAGACATCATTACATTACCTTCTATGTTAGGTATCTGTATAGGAATGAATGTTTCTAGTGGTCTTCAGTTTGATCAACCAACAATTATTACAGAGATTCTATCTGGTAATCGTGTAAAGGTTAGCAGAGTAGCAAATACTAGTTACAGTGGTCAAGTCATTAGTACTGCAGTTACCACTACAGGTCAAACTAACTATGGTCCAACTCAAGTTACTAATACTGGTACTTTGCAAGTTGGTGTTGGATCTACTGTTACTATCTACAATACTGTTAATAACATCAATCAAGTAACATTCTCATTCAGTAGAATCAATAACGGCACCTACATGGATGCTGCACGTTTGATTGAGAAGAATAGATCTTATATTACAGAAGAAACTATTGGATGGACAAAACAAACTTATCCTAATCTTTCTATTCCTGATGAAGATAAGTGTGTTAGGGATACTGGTATTTTAGTTGATGCATTTGTATATCATCTAAGATATGGTGGAAACTTTAAGGTTGTAGATTTTGCTGAGTTTTATTTTAAGAAGAGTCAACTAGCATACATCTCTTCTGAGAAGGCAGAAAGTATTGCAGCATATAAGTATGCAACTGATCTCATGGTTCTCGCTATGAGACAGAACCTACCTACAGGTCAACATACTATTTTTGTACCATTTACTGATACAACTGTACTACCTGATCCAAATGGATCTTTCGCAGCACAGTGTGCTGACGTTGAGCAGTCTCTTAAGTCTTACATTGATATTGTAGAGGAAATATTAATTAAAGGTCCTTATATTATTGAGAAGACTCCAGACAATAATCAAAGAACTGGTAACTGGGCACTCAGTAGAACATTCTCTAATCTTAACATTCTCCCAGGTAACTATGATGGAGGTCCTGGATTGTTTGCAGAGTGTAGTGATGTTCAATCTGCACTTGACTCTTTGTATTCTAATATAGAGACAGTATTGAATGGTGGTACTGCTACTAAATCTTTACCTGATTACTTTGATGGAGAAAATGTTGAGTTTGAATTGTATTATACTGATAATACTATTGTTAACACATCTGAAAAAGAAAATTTATTTGTAGTTATAAATGGCGTATTCCAAAATGCAAAATATGATGATACTTTCCCAAGAGTAAATGCCTATAACATTAAGAGAATGGATGGATCAGATCCAGATAGAATTGTTTTTGCAGAACCACCTAAATGGGAGCAAGAATTAAACACTCTTACTGTTCAAGAACCTCTAGCAGTTGAAAAGTTCTATGCACATAATGTTGGAAGATATTTACGCTTAGTCATTGATGAGAATAATCTCAATGGTAAGGCAAGAGGACCATTTGTAATGAAAGACGAAGAAACTAAGGAAGCAGTTGTTGTTGATGACGATAGATTCCTTTTAGTCTTCCTTGATGGTGTCTTACAAGAAAGAGACAGAGCATATACTATCAACGAATCTAGTATTACTTTTGCACAAGGTCCAAGACAAGGACAAAGTATTGATATGCTTCTATTAGTTGGAGACAATGAAGACCAACTACTTGACGCATTTAATGTTGATACTGATTCATTCTATAATGAAGTTACTATTTCTATTACTGGTAGCGATCAATATAGTACATTTGTATCACTTATTAATGGTAGAGACAATGCTCCTGTATATCAGAAGTTCAACATAGGACAACCAAATGTAATATCTAAAACTATTGGTGAGATTAAATACTGGGAGACAACATCTACAGGATGGAAGTTTGTAATGCTCACTGCTATGAATCCTGAGATTGACTTGACGGAACCGTTGAGAATTTCTAAAGGACTAGACTTCAGTGGAGCATTTGACTTATTTGATTTGTCTAGTGCAACTACAGCAATCACATATAACGATAAAAATGACAGACGACATCTTAGAAAAAACACTGCTTCTTGGTTATATCATCATGATAAGCCTACCATCCAAGATCTAGAACCTGGAGACAGGATTCAGATTGATGGTGAAGAAGAATACAGAATAGTTAAGAAAGTACCAAATGAACTTGCAAGTTTAGCATATAATCCAAACACTCAACTTTCTGATGTTGTTGGTACTGTATCTGTTTCTAATTACAATGGAGTCACTTCTGGTGAAGGACTAGATGTAGTAGCAAATATCACTGCTGGTGTTGTTACTTCATTGACTTGGAATAAAAGAGACATTACTAAGAACCCAACTGCTTCTGGTTACTCAATTGCACCACAATTAGTATTTGAAAGTATTGATCAAGCAGGTGGTGGAGCAAAAGCAGAAGTTATCTGTGAGGGTGGTGACGTTATAGATGTTATCTTGACTCAAGGTGGTAGTGGATATACTACTGCTCCTAAAGTCAATGTAACTCGTGGATACAATATCATTAAGAAGCATCGTCAGTTTGATACTAAGTATCAGAAAACAATCAATAGACTTGCTCCTGCTGCACTTGCAACATTTGCTTCCTCTGCTGTTGTATTAGATGAACTTAAGCATGAGAAAATTGAACAGACTGAAGTATTATCAAGTCCTTATAATTCACTCCGTGAGGTTTTACTTACAAAGTCTCTACATAGAGATGCATCTGCTGTAACAACAACTCATGCTGTGACTCTGACTACTCAGAGACCTCCACAGACTTCTACTGTAGCAACTGGTAGTGTGACGTTGTTAAATAACATCAAACAGATTACTTTGACTCAAGGAATTTCCACAAGTTCCGCGACCACTGTACATCTTCCAACGTTTACTCCCCCTGCAATTAGCATGGGAAGCGTAGCTGCCGCAAACGTTTATAATGCATCAGTCTTGGATGTTGATTATACAGCAGCAGATCCCAATGTCTTTGCAGCCACTAGTGGTTTCCCTGCATCTGGTATCATTCAGGTAGGTCTATATCAATTGGAGTATAGTTCCAAACTGTCTGATCGTTTCGTTATTGATTACACTAGCAGTAATACAACTCAACCTACAACAGGTGGAACAGTTACCGCAAGTAGTGTAATCAGACTTGTATAAATATAAATATCTTGGATCCAATCCTTTCGTAGCAATTCTAGTACAATTATGTCGGCAATCATTTCTGAAAAGTTTCGCATTTTCAACGCACAACAATTTTTGGAGTCTCTAACTGAGGGACCCAGCGATACATCAACCGAAAGAACGAGGATGTACTTCTTCGTGGGACGCTCTGATGCGTGGTATGGTATTCTCGAATATTACTCGGGAAACGGCACAGCACTAGTAGTAGGTAATGAGATTTACGACGCAGGAGCAAGTGGCGCAACTGCATACGGATCCACTACTTTCAAAGCTACGATTGAGAAAGTGTTTCCAAGTTATGTACTAGTTTCTGCACCTAACCCTATTTCTGCTAATCCGACACCAGGAAATGTTTTGAAGGGATATGGATCTGGATCTGATACTGGTGCTGAAGCACTATGCGGAGTATATCGTAAAGCCGACGAGAACAGTGCTCCTGCTCCTTTAGATAACCAAGAAGAAAAGTTTAGAATTTATAAAGAGATTATTGCTGCTAAAAGAGTTGAATCATCTAATGTAATTTCTGTTATACCTCGTTTGAACTGGAATACAGCATTGAACCCAACGTTCGATATGTACAAACCAGATTACAGTGCTGCACCTTCTACTGGTGGTACTGCTAAACAGACTACTAATAATAAAAATAGTCTTGGTGAAGCAAAGTTGTATGTAATGAACACTAACTATGAAGTATTCAAGTGTTTATACAATAAAGAAGACCTCGCTCCTGGTGCTAACACTGCACAGAATATGCCTACAACAGCAAACAACTATGCTAATGGTGTATATACAGGTCCTGCTGACGGTTACGTTTGGAAATATCTCTATACAATGACTACTGCGCAGGTTATGGATTTCTTATCCAGTGACTTTATGCCTGTTGGTGCATACTCTGGTACTGCTGTTGTTGATGGTGCGATTGATACTATATTTGTTAAAGACGCTGGAACAGGTCTCCCTGCTAACAAGACTGGTGCTTCTGCACTTTATGGTCCTATCCTAGGTGATGGAACTGGTGGTGTCGCAAAGATTGAGACTGATGGTACTGGTACTATCACATCTGCAACTGTAGAAACCGCAGGAACTGGATACACTTATGCTAGTGTAGCACTTGTAACTGGTACTGGTACTGGTGCAGGTGGAGATGCTTACGGTTTATTTGCGGACAATACTCTTGCTACTAGTGAGACTATTGCTGGATCTGCTAAGGCAGAAGTAGAAGTTATCATTCCTCCTCAAGGTGGACACGGTGCTGATTTAGCACAAGAACTAAATGCTAAACGTATTATGGTTAATGTCCGCTTAACTTATAATGAAGGACAAGGAGACTTCCCTGTAAGTAATGACTTCCGTAGAATTGGTCTTGTTAAAGATCCTCTACAGTGGGGTTCTACAACAGTTGCAACTTCCAATACTCTAACTGGCACATATGCAGTAAGAGTAACTGGTACAGGACTTACTGATAGTAGTTTTGGAAACGATAACCAGATCAGTCAAACTGTAACTGGTGGTACTGCTAAAGGAACTGTAGTTGCTTGGGAAAGAGAGAGTGCTACTGCTGGTGTTCTCCGTTACTTCCAATCACACGAGTCACACACTGATAATGGAATTGTAAGAGACTTTGCTGGTGGTGCTAATCCTATCTCAGATGGTAGTACAGGTGTATCAGTTACAGTAGACGGTACTTACAGTCAAACACTCAACGGAGTTACTTTTGCATCAGGTTTAGCATACCCTGAGATCAAACCAAACTCAGGAGAACTCGTATACATAGAGAACAGAAGGCTTATTACTAGGGCGTCTGATCAAATTGAGGATATTAAACTAGTAATTGAATTCTAATTCCATGTTAGGTTTGGTTTACGATGCCCCAAAAGACGAATTTAAACGTATCCCCATACTACGATGACTACGATGCGGCGAAGAACTTTTATAGAGTTCTTTTCCGTCCTGGATATTCGATCCAAGCTAGAGAATTAACGCAACTACAATCTATTCTGCAAAATCAGATTGAGTCTCTTGGTAGACGTCAATTTAAACAGGGTGATTTAGTAATTCCTGGCGAAGTTGGACTGAATAACAAACTTGATTATGTTAAGTTATCATCTGTTACAGAAGTTGCTGTAGCAGAAGGGAACTCTATTGTCTATAAAAAATATGATATTTCACAACTCGTAGGTCAGACGCTACAGGGCATCACGTCTGGTGTTACGGGTGTTGTTGTATCTACAAGTTTTGCAACCTTAACATCTGCAGATACAGTTTACGTAAACTACACTAGCAGTGGTAATGCTAGTAATGAATCTACTTTCCGTCAAGGTGAAACTCTAGAAGTTGTAGATGGCGTCAATACGCCGCTTCTAGTAGTCGGAACAGACGGAAGTGTCTTACCTACTTCGGTAACTACTAAGGACCCTGATACGGGCGTAGAGACATCACAGACAAGTCCTGCAATGGGATTTGCATCTGCTGTTAAAGTAGAGGAAGGTATTTATTTTGTAAACGGACATTTTGTCCGCAATGACGCAGAACTTTTAATTTTAGATTCTTATACTAATACACCATCCGCAAAAGTTGGTTTTAAAATTACGGAAGATTTAGTTACACCTGAAGAAGATTCCACACTATATGATCAAGCAAGAGGATTTGCTAACTTCAGTGCTCCAGGAGCACATAGACTTTCTATTGGTCTAGGTCTAGCAAAATATGATTTAGATGCATCAACAGATAGTAATTTTATTCAATTAATTTCTGTTAAAAATGGATCTGTACAAAGAAAGATTGTACAAGCAGATTATAATATTATTGAAGA